GAGATATCTAACAGAGAAAAGTTCAGAAATTTTTACATATATAGAAACAGCGATGTATAATGAACATCAATGTATTGTGGAACGTGTGAATGGAAAAAAGAATATTGAAAAGGTAAATCAGTTTTTGAATCATGAACATTCTGCCAGGGTTATCTGCTATAACTTATATATTCAGTTAGATTCTCGCAAAAAAGAGAATACTTTTAAAGGAAACAGCGTAGACAAATTATGTTTAGAGCTTTATGAGATGATTCAATTTTTAGATGAGTACGCTTCGTATGTTCTAAAAGCAGAAGAGATAGATGAGGCATTAGATAAAAAATTAGCAGATTTGACTAATAATCTTGCTAATGAACTTCCGAAAGCGTTAGAAGAAATCAATAATAATTTAGAAAATTAGAGCAGGAGAGCCACCACCGCGTGGCTCTTTTCTTTTACCCAAAACCGACGAATCGGAGGTGATGAGCATGGCCAGAGCGCCGGATCCGAGAATTGAAAAGGCGAAGACCATGTACCTGGAAGGTATGAAATTAGTTGAGATTGCAAGTCAACTAAATCTGCCGGAGGGAACGGTCCGCCGATGGAAGTCCACACATAAGTGGGAAAACGAACGCTCGGATAAAAATAGCGAACGTTCGGAAAAACGAAAGCGCGGCGCGCAGCCGGGGAACAAGAACAGCTCTGGTGGTCCGCCTGGGAATAAGAAAGCAGTTACTACGGGAGAGTTTGAGACTCTCCTTTTTGATTGTCTGGAACCGGAGGAGCGGCGGCTGGCACAGGCGGTTCCGGAAGATAAACAGACGCTGCTCATGCAGGAGATCCAGCTTCTTACGGTTCGGGAACGCCGGATGCTGAAGCGGATCGACCTTCTGAGACAGTCTCCGGATGATTCCGAGGAGATCTCCGGAGATGAGACAGGGATGACCGTTGTGAGTCATAAAATGGGACTCGAAAAGGACAAAGATACAGATCTTCGTGAATATCAGGGGAAGCTGGGGCAGATCCAGCACATAGAGGAAGCCTTAACCAGAGTTCAGGCAAGAAAGCAGGCTGCAATCGATGCACTGCACCGGTATGGTGTGGATGATGCACGCCTGGAGATCGAGATGATGAAGCTTGACCTGGCGGCACTGAAACTTGGCGGTCAGGAGCAGGAGCTTGAAGATGACGGATTCCTGGATGCACTGAATGCAGAGTCTGATACGCTTTGGGGTGATGTCGATGGAGATTAAGGATCGTATCGCCGATATGCGCGATAAGCTTCAGAAGATGAAGTCACAGCGAGGGATTCTGACGAAGGTTCAGATATTCAAGTTCCAGCCGTTTTCCAGAAGACAGAAGCAGGTTCTTACCTGGTGGATGCCGGGGAGCCCTGTGAAAGATTATGATGGCATTATTGCGGACGGTGCGATCCGATCGGGAAAAACGGTCTGTATGTCGTTGTCTTTCGTGTTTTGGGCGATGGAGAACTTCAGCGGTCAGAACTTCGCCATGTGCGGCAAGACGATCGGTTCCTTCCGGAGAAACGTTCTATTCTGGCTGAAGCTGATGCTCAAGAGCCGAGGGTATAAGGTTGCGGATCATCGGGCCGATAATTTGGTTGAAATCACTCGAAAGAATGTCACGAACTACTTTTACATCTTCGGTGGTAAGGACGAACGCAGCCAGGACCTGATCCAGGGTATCACTCTGGCGGGGGTATTCTGCGATGAGGTTGCGTTGATGCCGGAGAGCTTCGTTAACCAGGCAACAGGACGTTGCTCGGTGACAGGATCCAAGTACTGGTTTAACTGCAACCCGGACGGACCATATCATTGGTTCAAGGTCAATTGGATCGACAAGGCGATCGGATACCTCGGAAAGAAAAAGGCAGCCAGGCTGCAGCAAGAAGCCGTCGCGAAAGGCACGGAGCTGAACCTCAAGAAACTCCTGTATGTGCATTTCACGATGGACGATAACCTGAGCCTGTCAGAAGCGATCAAAGCCCGATATCGCAGCATGTACAGCGGCGTGTTCTTTAAGCGTTACATCGAAGGACTCTGGGCGATGGCTGAAGGGATCATCTATGACATGTTTGATCCGGACAGAAATGTGGTGGACGCAGAAGCTATTGCGGCGGAATACCGGAAGAAAACCGGACGGGAGTTCTGGATCGGCGACAAATATGTCAGCTGTGACTATGGTACCCAGAACCCGACGGCGTTCCTGCTGTGGAGCAAGGGAGCTGATAACAAGTGGTACTGCCGCAGGGAGTATTATTATTCCGGACGCGATAAAGGGCAGCAGAAGACAGACAAAGAATTTGCTGAAGATCTGACGGCGTGGCTATCCGGAGAAAAGATCCGGACGGTGATCCTGGATCCGGCGGCGGCATCTTTCAAGACACAGTTAGAAAAAGATGGTTACAAAGTAAAGAAAGCGAAAAATGATGTTTTGGATGGGATCCGTTTTGTGGCAACCTTGCTGCTTTCGGGTTCTATTTTTATTGATGCATCCTGCGAGAACCTGCTGAAGGAGTTTGCTTCCTACATCTGGGATGCAAAAGCCGGAGACCGCGGGGAGGATAAGCCGGTGAAGGAGCATGATCATTGCTTAGTGGGTGATACCCTGGTGGATACAGTAACAGGGCAGATACCTATCAAAGAGCTGGTTGGAAGTAACGGGCTGGTTTTTTGTTATGACTTAAACAAGAAAGAAAAAACAATTTCGCGATATCGCGATGTAAGGCTGACCAGAAAGAATGCAGTAGTATATCGGATTCACATGGAAGACGGAACTGTAATCAGGCTGACACCGGACCATCCTGTATTAACAAGGCGTGGATGGATGCAGGTGCGAGATTTGACACCAGGGAATGAAATTTTGAAAATGTTCTAAGGGGGGAGCATCGAAGATGAACGATAAGCATCAATTTTTTGCAGGTAGAATGTTTACCAGAGATGAACAGACGGGATATTATTTATGCTCTGCAAAATCAACAGATGGCAGCCGGAAAAGACTGCATGTGTATGTATGGGAATTTTATAATGGTCCAGTGCCTCGGGGATATCATGTGCATCATAGAGACGAAGATAAAAGCAATAATGATATTTCAAATCTGGAATTATTATCTGAATCTGATCATTTATCATTACACGGAAAAGAGCAGGCAGACAGGCATTATGAAAGAATGGTAGATAATCTGAACCGGCACGCAAGACCGAAAGCAAATGAATGGCACGCCAGCACAAAGGGACGGGAGTGGCATAGGGAACATTATGAAGCCATGAAAGAAAAGCTTTATATTCCGCGCAAATACATTTGTGAAAATTGCGGAAAACATTATGAAAGCGTAAAGGCCGGAAGCAGATTCTGTTCTAGTAATTGCAGAGCGGCCTGGAGAAGAAACTCCGGAGCTGATGATGTTATAAAAATCTGTGTGGACTGTGGAGTAGAATATAAGGCAAATAAGTATGCGAAAACAAAATTTTGTCCGATATGTAAAAATAACAGACATTCGAGAAGACGGAAAAGCGGATGTTTACAATATGGAAGTTGAGAACCACCACAATTTTAGCGTTTGTGGTGGTTTTGTTGTACATAACTGCATGGATGCTCTCCGCTATTTTTGCTACACGATCATTCGCGGAGTTGGTGGCATGAAGATTTTAAAGTGAGGTGAGGAAACATGGACATTGAAGTAATTAAGAAGCTGATCCGAAAATATCAGAGTGGGCATACGGATTTCGTGAGGCGAGCTGAAAAGGCGAAGGCTTATTATCGGAATGAGACAGATATTATGTTCCCACCGCTGAAGGAGGAGCAGGAGAAGAAAGAGAAGCCGCTGCGGAATGCAGACAACCGGATCCCGTTCAACTTCCACGGGTTACTGGTCAACCAGAAGGCCTCGTATATGTTTGCGGCACCTCCGATTTTTGATCTTGGAAACAAGGAAACGAACAAAGAGTTAACGCAGTTTCTTGGGGATAAATATCCGAAAGTGTGCAAAGACCTGTGCATTGAGGCATCGAACTGTACGGTCGCATGGCTGCATGTCTGGAAGGATGGAAAAGGTGCATGGAAGTATGCGGTAGTTCCGGCAGAACAAATCATACCGGTTTGGACGAGTGATTTGGAAAAGGAGCTTTCTGGCGTGTTTCGGAGCTATCAGAACATCGATGAGGAAACCGGTGACAGGTATACCGTTTACGAGTACTGGAACGATAAAGAATGCACGGCATACCGGTTGAAAGCGGGAGACGAGCTGGATCAGCTGATGTCATATCAGATGTTTCTGGTCGATCCGGAGCTGTGCGAATATTCGGATTGCTATCAGCACGGAGTCGGAGAGGTGCCATTCTTCCCGTTCTTTAACAATAACATCGACACAGACGATCTGAAGAACATCAAGCCGCTGATCGATACTTACTGTAAGGTGTTCAGCGGTTTCGTAAATGATCTGGAAGACATTCAGGAAGTGATTTTTGTTCTGACCAATTATGGAGGTGAGGATCTGGGGCAGTTTCTCCGGGATCTTAAGGATTACAAAGCAATCCAGATCGAGAGCGACGGAGATGGGGATCATTCCGGCGTTTCAACATTAACAATTGAGCTGCCGGTAGAAGCCAGAGAAAAGCTTCTGGAGATTACAAGAAAATGTATTTTCGAACAGGGCATGGGTATCGATCCGGATCCGCAGAACTTCGGAAACAGTTCCGGAGTTGCGCTGCAGTTCCTGTACTCCCTTCTGGAGCAGAAAGCCGGCTTGCAGGAAACGGAGTTCCGTTTAGGCTTCGGACGGTTCATCCGCTGCATCTGCCGGCTTCAGGAGATCAAGATCAAAGACGGTACGATCGCACAGACCTGGACGAGGACCAGTGTAAAGAATGATCAGGAGTTATCCCAGATCGCATCTCAGAGCAAAGGAATCATCTCTGATGAGACGATCGTCAGCCACCACCCGTGGGTAGATGATCCTGAGAAGGAAATGGATCTCTTGAAGGAACAGGAAGAAAGCTCAGCGGCAGATATCTCGGACATGTTCCCGAAAGAAGGTGCATCGGGTGATGAAGGCGGTGATGCGTGATGTCCTACTGGGAGAAACGCCAGGAAAAAGCATACAAGGTCGGTGAGATGCAGGTAAATCAGTATTTCATGCGGCTGGAGAAAGCATTTAATCAGGCGAAGCGGGAGCTTCAGAAGACCGTGGAGAGCTTTTACTGGGAATATGCACAGGAGAACAGCCTGACATACGCAGAAGCTCAGAAACGGCTGGATAAGGCGGAAAACGGGGAATTGAAGGACTTTATCGAGCTGGTGATGAAGAACATCGGAAAAGTCAACCAGGATGTCAACAACATGTCCATTAAAGCTAGGATGACCAGATACCAGGCTTTGGAAGCGCAGGTTGACGCCATTCTGCGACAGTTATATGCCATTGACTATCAGGCCGAGGCAGAAAAAACGATGGAGGAGGTATATGGGGACACCTATTACCGAACATGGTACAACATTGATCAATACCATGGCTTCCATGAAGAATTCGCCTATGTCGAACCTCGAACGATAGAAACGCTACTAAAGTATCCATTCAACGGGGCAAACTTCTCGGAACGGCTCTGGAAGCAGAAGGATCACCTACAGAGCCAGATCATGGAATCACTGACCACGATGTTGGTCCAGGGAACTCCGCCGCATAACCTGGCAGACGACTTTGCAAAGAAGCTGAATGCGAAAAAGTACGACGCGTACCGGCTTCTTCATACGGAGTATTCCTACGTGGTCAGCGAGGCAACTCATGCCGGGTATAAAGAGGATGGTGTGGAGCAATATCAGATCCTGGCGACCCTGGACAGTAAGACATGCGGGATCTGCGGAAGGCTGGACGGAAAGATCTATCCGGTATCGGAGGCGGTGACGGGGAAGAATAAGCCGCCGTTTCATCCGTTTTGCAGGTGTACGGATGTGCCGTATTACCCGGATACCCCGACAGAGGGAATGAAGCGGGCCGCCAGGGACAAAGATGGCAACGGCATTGAAGTGCCGGCGGATATGACGTATGAGGAATGGAAGAAAAAGTATATTCAGGAAGAAAAAGTATCAAAACCGAAGACTACGGATAATTTATCGATTCCTGATAGTATGAAAGGAGCGGCAAAAGACCAGTTTGACAAAGAAGTGAAGCTGATTCCTAATCGACATAAAGATATTATTGATAAAGCAGTAATCAAAGTTGTTGTTGATGAACAGGGAAACTCGAGATATGATAGGATTAATGGAATATTATATTTGGCGAAAGAACTTGACGAAGGAGAAGCCGTTCATGAAATGGCGCATGCGTTGGAGACGCAGGCGGGTGTATGGGAGGATGAAAGGTTTTTACAGGCAATTCATAAGACAATAGGTGATATCAACCCGCTTTGGGATGCGATATTTGATGAAGATACTTTTGTAAGGCCTATCACTAGATTGGCTGATACAGAAACATT